GGTACTCGGAATCGTAGGCCTCTTGGCATTGGTATCATTAACTTTGCTTATTGGTTGGCTCGTAATGACACTAATTACTCTGATCCTAACCTTGAGCTTGTTCATGAGTATGCTGAAGCATGGAGTTATTACCTTATTAAAGCCTCGATCGACTTGGCTGAAGAAGTAGGAGCATGCCCTCTTGACCATGAAACCAAGTACAGTCTCGGGTATATGCCAATAGACACCTACAAGAAAGAAGTTGATGAACTTGTAGCTCCTAACTATAAAATGCCATGGAACACTCTTGTTGAAGCAGCACTGACAACTGGCATTCGCAACTCGACTCTGATGGCTCTGATGCCAGCCGAGACTTCTGCTCAGATCAGCAATTCGACCAATGGCATTGAACCGCCTCGTGCACTGATCTCGATCAAGCAATCGAAGGACGGTGTACTGAAGCAGGTCGTTCCAGAGCTAAGACGACTCAAGAATAAATACGAATTACTATGGGATCAAAAGTCTCCAGAAGGTTATCTGAAGATTATGGCAGTCCTACAGAAGTTTATCGATCAGGCAATCTCGGTCAATACTTCTTATAATCCTCGTCATTATGAGGATGAGAAGATCCCGATGTCTGAGATGATTAAACATATTTTGATGCACTACAAGTACGGCGGTAAGACGCTTTACTATTTCAACACCTTCGATGGTGCTGGTGAGATTGAAGAACCTAAACCACTAGCACAAGGGCAACTAGATGATGAGGATTGTGACTCTTGTAAAATCTAACAGGAGTATTATATGGCAAAGTCCATTGCATCGAAGCAACTGCATGTTCCAATCGTAACTGGTACATCGCAAGATATACGTCGACCAAAACTATCGTCAATGAATAAGCATAAGAAAAGAAACTTTAAAGCATATCGTGGACAAGGAAGATAATGAAATACGTTCGAATTAATAATGACATGTGGGCAGACGCTGGTAAAATCTATTTTGTACATGAATATGCAACACGTGAAAATAGTACTGGTGTAACTCTCACAATTGAAAATACCACAACCGGTGAAATTCAAAAACGAGTTGTTGCGCAAAACCAAATTGAATGGTTAGACGAAAAGGACTAGGATGCTATACACAGGCTCGGGTAACTTACCTCACCATATCTACTGTTGGGTAGATTCATCTTTCATTCGTAAGAATGCTAAGCCATATACTTTCGAGCCATGCATCTGGTTTGCTCTTCACGCCAAAGCAGGACATTCATGGGGATGTCACGTAATGCTGGAATGCGGTGCTGTTTGGCGTGGAGTTCCTCCACATGCATTAGCATTCTCTGCTAATCCAGAACAAAACTGGAAACTAAAAGATACTCAGGTTTGGGATTGCTATGGCGATCAGTTTTCTGTGTTGATATATAGTTATCTACACAGCCAACAAGCAGAGATTCGAAAGAGCGGCCTTTTTGGCCGTTATCTTTTTACAGTCGTTCCGATGAATGATGGATATACACAACATCCTTCTCAATCGAAGGAATTCATGTTCATTGAATTGGAGAATGGTAGACTGACCATCATGCCTACAAATGAACTTCGATTCCATGATAAGTCTTATACCGAAGGTGATTGGCCGAAAGACCTTAAACTAAATACCAGTACTTGGAGAGTTGAATGACCGTTTTTTCAAACGAAAAGTTTGATGCTACTGAACAAACTTGCTTCTTTGGTAAGCAAGTAAATATTGCTCGTTATGATAAGCAACGTTATAATACGTTTGAAAAGCTAACCGAGAAACAACTTGGTTTCTTTTGGAGACCAGAAGAAGTTGATTTGTCTCGCGATGGTAAAGACTTTAAGGCACTTAACGATCATGAAAAACATATTTTTACGAGCAATCTTAAGCGTCAGATCTTACTTGATTCTGTCCAGGGCAGAGCTCCATCTTTGGCTTTTCTACCAATATGTTCGCTTCCTGAGTTGGAAACCTGGATCCAGACTTGGGCGTTTAGTGAGACGATTCATTCCCGTTCCTACACTCATATCATTCGCAACGTCTATTCTGATCCTTCCAGAGTCTTTGACGAGATGTTGGAAATCCCTGAGATCCTAGATTGTGCTGAAGATATCAGTAAGTACTACGATGATCTCATTAAGTGGAATAATCTTGCTTACGATCCAGGAGAATTCTATAATGAATATGAGCATAAAAAAGCTTTATGGCTCTGCCTTAATGCAGTGAATGCTCTCGAAGGAGTAAGATTCTATGTCTCATTCGCATGTAGTTGGGCTTTTGCGGAAGTTAAAAAGATGGAAGGCAACGCCAAGATCATCAAGCTTATCGCGCGGGACGAGAACGTTCATCTTGCCTCGACTCAACAGCTCCTCAAAATTCTACCAAAAGAGGATGAAGACTTTGCTCGCATACAAGAAGAAACACGAAATGAATGCATCAGCATGTTTTATCGAGTGGTCGAGCAAGAGAAAAGCTGGGCATCTTACCTTTTCAAGGAAGGGTCGATGATCGGACTTAACGAGCAACTACTTTGCGAATACGTAGACCATATTGCAGCTAAGCGTATGGGTGCCGTAGGACTTAATGGCAAACCTGGTGCAAACCCACTGCCATGGACACAAAAGTGGATCTCAGGATCTGATGTACAAGTTGCTCCACAAGAAACAGAAATTACTAGTTATGTGATTGGTGGCGTAAAGAAAGATGTCGACGAAAATACTTTCAAAGGATTTACACTCTAATGGATTGGACCACCTGCCCCTCCTGTGAGGAGGAATTTAAAATCATCACGGACGGAACTGTAAAACCAACATTTTGTCCTTTTTGTTCTGAAGAACTTGATATTGAAGATCTTTATGATGAAGAAGAAGATGAATAAATAAATCTTTCCGCTTGTTATGGAATAGATTTATGTGGTTATACGAAGGCAAAGAATTTACTCACGATGGCGAATGGTACGGCTTCGTATACCTAATCGAAAACTTGACCAATGGTAAGAAATACATAGGTCGCAAGTATCTCACAAAAGCTGGATACAAGACTGTCAAAGGCAAACGAAAGAAGATCCGAGTAGAGTCCGATTGGGACGCCTATTACGGGTCTTCTTCTGCTCTAAAAGAAGACATTGATAAATTCGGCAAAGACAATTTCAAAAGAACTATTCTTCGTCTATGTAAATCCCGCGGTGAATGCAATTACTTTGAAACAAAATATATCTTTGATAATCATGCAATACTAGATCCAAACTACTATAATACTTGGGTAAGTTGTAAGATTCAAGCAAGCCATGTGAAGGCTTTACTTTTTAACCCCGAACAGGAGACTTTATGAGGTGGGCAAAGTACTAGAACATAAGCACTTAATTGTAAGAGCAGAATTAAATAATCCTCCACAGTGTACAGCTGATATTGAAACATGGATGCGTAGTCTTGTGGAAGCTATTGATATGAAGATTTTGATGGGACCATACTCGGTTTATTCAGATATGGTTGGTAACCGTGGCTTGACTGCAGTAACCATTATTGAAACTAGTCATATTGCTCTTCATGTTTGGGATGAGTGCGAGCCAGCGCTTGCACAATTGGATGTTTATACATGCAGTGCTCTGAATATTCAAGATGTGTTTGATGCAATACAATCTTGGAATCCTACTAAAGTAGAGTATAAGTATATAGACCGAGAAAATCAGTTGACATTAATTGAGAAGAGTGTTATATAATAAGAAGGTGAATTGATATGCCACATCCAGCAAAAAATAGACCACGTAAAGGACGCCGTAAGATTGGCTCAACAAAGCGCAAAGCTCGTGGTGCACGTAAAAACAAAAAGTGAGGTTATATAATGGGTAAGAAAAGAACTCGTAAAACAGTAGTATCTAAAGGCCAGCGTCGTTCTATCGTTGCCGGCGTAAAAGAAATGCGTAGAGACACTACGCCTCTTGAAAAAGCAATGAATAAACTTAAGGCTTGGAAACGCGGACAGAACCCTTGGGTGACCGTTCCAGGGCCAAGTTCAAATATGCGCTTTATTCGTGTTCGTGCAAACACTGCATGGGGCGATCCTCGTTATGTAGCAAACATTTACAGAGGAAAGAATGCAGATGAGTAAGGTTATTATCTACACCAAAGACCAATGTCCATTTTGTGTGCAAGCTAAAAATCTATTTTCTGCAAAAGGTGTCACCTATCAAGAGATGAAGATTGGCGCCGAATTAACTCGTGAAGAGTTTATGGAAATATTTCCAAACGTGAGAACAGTACCTTTTATTATTATTGATGGAGAAGAAGTAGGTGGTTATGACAGACTCGTTGAATACTACAACCGACCAGAGCAACACTTCCTGGCAGAATGATTATCTCAAGAAAACACTATTTGAAAATGTAGTTAATGTCTTGTTTGTAAAGAAGGATGGAACAGAACGTCAGTTAATCTGCACTCTAAAACCAGATCTTCTTCCAGTACAAACTGATCTTGAAGAAGCCGTGCAAAAGAAGACTCCGAATCCGGATGTACTCGCCGTGTGGGATGTTGAAAACAAAGGCTGGAGATCGTTTCGCTATGATTCGATCCTTGGATACATGGTCCACGAATGATCTACATGGTAGACATCGATCAGACTATATGTATGACTCCGTTTGTGAATGGAAAGCATCGCTACGATCTTTCCGATCCATTCCCACAGCGTATTGACAAGATAAATAAACTATACGATCAAGGGCACACCATCATCTATTGGACTGCCCGTGGCTCAGGGTCTGGAATCGACTGGACCGAACTCACCACAAAACAACTAAATGATTGGGGTTGCAAATTCCATGAAGTACGTCTAGGAAAACCTTCCTATGACATATGGATTGATGACAAAGCTCTCAGTGATTTTGAATTCTTTTTTGACGTAGATCAAGCACATCTCGGAGAACATGATGAATAATCAAGAACTAATTGAATTGAACGAATTGAACAAGGAGTCGAATGGTGGAACAGAACTTACCACTCGAAATCTCTTCCACCGACTTACTCGTGATGAACTCGATGGCATCCAAATTATCACTGCTCGCGTCCGCGAACTTGATCCAGAACGAATTAGAATCTATCATCTTCACGACCTACCTCTCGATCCGGAGGCTGAACACCTCAAAGATCCAGCTTCTCGAGATCGCTTCCACAAGTTGGTCTTCAGCTCTAACTGGCAATATCAGCAGTATCGCGACTATCTTGGAGTTCCATATAGCCACCAATCGTGCGTTATTGAAACAGGTGTCGAACCTATCCCACTCGTTGAGAAACCAAAGGACAAGATACGCCTCATTTATACATCAACACCACATCGTGGACTGGAGATTCTGGTTCCTGTTTTTTGCGCTCTCGCAGAAAAGTATCCAAACATCGAACTAGATGTCTTTAGTTCGTTTGGTATCTATGGTAAGAACTGGGAAGGTCGTGATAAGCAATACGAACCACTTTTCCAGAAAATGAGAGAACATCCACAAATCAACTATCACGGTTGGGCAGACCAGGAGACAGTTCGTGCCGCATATCAAAAAGCCCACATCTTTGCATATCCTTGTATCTGGCCGGAAACTTCGTGCAGGTCACTTATTGAAGCTATGTCGGCTGGTTGTCTGGCGGTTCATCCTAACTTCTCTGCTTTGGCTGACACGTCGGGTGGGTTGACTGTACAGTATGATGGTGATCATGAAGACATGAATCTTCATGCCAACATCTTTGCTCATACTTTAATGTATGCTATTGAAAACGTACAGAACAACGACTTGACAAACCTTCTTACATTCGTAAAAGCTTATGCTGATACTCGATTCTCTTGGGAGTCGATCATGCCAAAGTGGAAGGGACTAATTGCATCATTGAAGGAACAACACAATGATCTTGGCAAAAGCGCCTCTTAGAGTATCGTTTTTCGGTGGGGGTAGTGATATCCCCACCCACTTTGCTACGTGGGGTGGAGCCACTATCTCAACTGCTATTGATAAGTATGTCTATGTAGCAGTTATGCATACTCCTCATAACCATATCAAAGTTTCATATTCAAAACTTGAATGTGTTACAGACGTAGAAGACATTCAGAATGAAATCGTTCGGAATGCTCTGAAATTCTTTGGAATCAAATCTAACATTGAGATTACATCTTTTGCAGACATCCCTACGATCGGTAACGGTCTTGGTGGATCGTCTGCTTTTACATGTGCCTTGATTAAAGCGCTATCAGCATATCTTGGTTACGAATACGTAAACCCTTATCTCATCGCAAAGACTGCTTGCCACATCGAGATCGATCTATGCGGTTGGAAGATTGGCATGCAAGATCAG